GCCAAAGCTGTTGAACACCGTCACGATGCCCGCTTCGTTGAGCGCGTTGGCCTCGCTGTTGGGGTCGTTGACGCGCGCGGTGATGGGCCGCTCCACCCCGACGATGCCGCTGATTTCATGGTTGGACGGGCTCCACCAGTAGCCCTGCTCCATGTCGGTCTTGCACATGACGCCAGCGAGCCGCGCTGAGAATGGCTCCAGCCGCTCGCTGTTGGTGCGCGGGTCGTAGACCTTGAGGTGCGGGTAGCACAGCACCGCGCGCGGGTTGCTGGTGTTGAAGTTGATCGTGCCCGAGGTGCCGCGGCCAGCGATGGCCTGCTGCACGGTCAGACCCGCCGGTGCGTCGATCAGCGCCACGGCGCGCAGCTTGTCGGCCATGGCGATCAGCTCGGTCGTCACCGCGTTGAGGGTAGCGTAGCCCGGCGCGATCAGAATCTTGGCGTTGAAGCCAAAGAGCGAATAGGTGTCATCGAGCGCCTTGATGCCCGTGCGCGCGCCCGAAGACGTCACCGTGCCGATGATGTCCGAGGCGGCAATCGGCGTCTTGCCAGACTCTCCGGTCACGGTGTGGATGGCGGGGTCGAACACGTTGATGACGATCACCGTGCCCGCGCCGTGGTCGAAGATGGCATCGAGCGCCTGCGGGATGGAGTGCCCGGCGCTGGAGGCGTCAGCGATGGAGCCGAACTGCGCGGCGTCCTTCTCCGACAGCACGATGGTCGGGGTGTTGATCGGGCCGGTCGGCGCGGTGCCGATCAGGCCCACGACGGCGGTCTTGACTTGGCGGATGGGGCGCGGGCCTTTGTCGATCTCGATCGTCTCGACGCCGTGCAGGAAGCTGGCGGGCATGGGTCACTCTCCTTTCTTGGGCTTGGGTGCGGCTGGGGCGGGCGCGGGTTCGACCGGAATCAAGCGCCCGAGCGCCTTGAGCGTCTCCACCACGTCGCAGTCGGGCAGCTCAACGGCTGCGCCGGGGGTCAGGATCACGTCACGGCCACCCGCGAGCGTGAAGCTCGTCAGCGGGCCTTGGTAGGTGTACATCGCCATCATTCATCTCCTTCAAAAGTCACGCGGGTCAGCAGCGGCCCGCCGTCGTAGTCCAAATCGGGCGCGAGCGGCACCAGCGTTTGCCAGCGCGTCATCAGCACCCAGGTGTCGGCTTCGCCGTCCGCCAGCCGGGCCGACAAGAGCTTCAGCGGCGTGCAGCCGGGCGCGGGCTTGTAGGAGTGCAGCACGCGGCGCACGGCATCAAACAAATCCCACACCCCCGCGCCGTCGCGCAGGGAGCGGGCAAACAGCGCCACCTCGATGGTCACTGCCGCGTCCTGCACCGATGCGCCCACATCCTCCACGCCACCCGCCGATAGCTCGGTGAGAGAAACCACGGCGGCCCCTTTGCCGTGCCCGAATTGGTATCCCCGCGCCGGAAGGGACTCCACCGGCAGCGGCGCAAGCGCGGCCTTGAGCCTGCTGGTGATAGCTCCCTCAATCGCCAGCAGCATCACTGCCCCCTCAAGTGATTGGCAACGATGCGCCGGATGGCATCCGACCACTCAGGCGGCAGGTCAACGCGATCTTCTCGGATCGGGAAAAACCGACGCGCCTGGATGTTCTTGCGCGCGCTGCCGAACTGGTGCACGCCTGCATAGGGCTGGCGCGACCAGACGGTCACATGGTCGTTGCTGACACTCTGGATTTCGATGCTTGAGCGCAGCGCCCCGGTGTCTTGCAGGATGCGCGGATTGGCAACAGCGGCCCGCTTTGCCTTTTTGGTCTTGAACCTGCGCGCACGGCCAAGAATGGTCGCAGGCTTGAGCGGTGCCCACTTCTCGCCATACGGCGACGCCTCGCGCTCGAAGCTGTCAAGGATGCGCGACACCAGTTCTTCGCCGATGTCCTTCATCGCTGGCTTGGTGTTCTGCACTCGCGCGCGCAGCTCTGATAGCGCCTGTAAGACCGCGCGGTCGTCGATGGTGATGGTCATCATGGCAGCATCCTCGCCAGCGATGTATCGGTCAGCATGCGTGGCGGCGTCCATGCCGCAGCGCCTGACGGGACTGATGCCCCGTCTGGCGACGGAAACAGCGCTGCCTTGCCCATCGCAATGTCCCGCAGCTCACGAACGGCATCCCGGTAAGCGATATAGACGGGGTTGTCCTCGGTGCACTGGCGTCGCCATAAGTTGTAGTGGGCAACGATGGCAACCAAGCGCTTGAGCGTGTCCGGCGCTGGGTCTGGGATGGGCGCCGATGTTGCTGCGCGCACATAGCCCATGACCTCCGCCTCAGCGTCTGTGAGCGCCGCATCGACGCGCGCAGCGTTGGTTACGCCCAGGTTTTCCAGGTCGGTCAGTTGCAAGACCGTCTCGGCCCCCAGGCGGGTTTCAAGCTCTGCGCGCGTCAGGATAGGCATTGCTTACCCCTTGGCGCGGCGCGCCCGTGCTGGCTGCGACTCGTTCGTCTGCGCAGGCTCGCCATGCGCGGCCTGCTGCACCGGTTCAAACGCCTGCGCGTAGCCCTGCGCGATCCATTCGCGCGCGAGCTCGTCGGCAGGCTCGCACAGCAAGCCCGCATTGAGCGTCTGGCTGCCAGCCTGGAACGTCCGCACGATCAGGATGCGCATGGCTCAGTTGCTGGTGGTGAGCTTGACCAACACGGCGGGCTGGTGGCACAGCGGTAGGCTGTTGCATTGCGTGTGCAGCACGATCCCGCGACCGCCCTCGCGCTCCCACTGCTTCACGTAGAACGGCAGGCCGATGGTGTTGACCGTCTCGTTGAAGTCAGCCGGGGCGAAGTAGGTGGCGAAGGTGTCCATCGTGCCGACAGGGAAGGCATGGCCATCGTTGGCCGCGATCAGGCGGTTTCCGCTGACGGATGCGCGGTATTCGACGAAGTTGATGCCGCCGAACTGGAATCCGCTGCGCATGTCTTGGCCGAGGCGCGCGGCTGCTTCGCTGTGGTACTTGTAGGCATCGACCACTTTCGAGTGCTCGATCAGCTTCGAGTAGAACTCGGGGCTCACCAGCGCGGTCACGCCGGTCATGGTGTCGCCCTTTAGGTTGTCCTGAATCTGGTTGATCACGTCAGCGCACTTGGCAAGAACGCTGGTGCTCGACGTGCCGAGCAGGAAGTCAACCGTCACCTGAGTGACGCCGAAGGACGAGAACAAGTTGGCGATGACCGAGCCGTCGCCATTCGTGACCTGGCCCTTGAGCGCGCCCATGCGCTTCCACTCCAAGGTGATGTCGTGCTTGGCTCGCATCCGCTGCAAGCGGCGGGCGACTTCGGATGCGACGGTGTTCAGGCCCTCGATGCCAAAGCCGCGCACATCTTGCACGTCGCCAGGCATGACCACATCCTCATGCACGGTCTGCTTGATGCCGAACGCGACGGTGTTGCGGCTGACCGCGCCTGCCGTCGTGCCGTTGCCGCCCCATTCGTGCGAAGGGAGCACGGCAAGCGCGCCGGAGGCTTCCTCGATCACGACGGAGCGCGAGGCAACGCCGCGCGCCGGGAACAGGCCCATTTGGCCGATCAGGCCCCATTGGACGGGGAACTTGTTGATGGCTGCCGTCAGTTCGGCATTGGTGAAGTCATTGACCAGCATTCCGGGCCTCCTTTAAACGGTTGCGCGGGCCAGGATGCCCAGCGCTTTGAGTTGAGCGACGGCGGCGTCTTTTTGCGCGTTGGTTGGCGACCCGCCCCACACCAAGTTGTCGCGGTCAACGACGATGGCATGACGAGCAACGATCACGCCAGGCTTGTCGCCAGCGGTCGCGTCTACGGCAGCCAGCGAAACACCGATTGCGTTCTGCGTGCCGTCCGAAGCGCCCGGGTTGAAGGCGGCGATCTTGCCGCTCGCGGTGATGCGCCCGACCACTTGGCCGACGGCGATGTTTTGGCCGGATGCGACGGTAACGTCTTCCCGGCTGTAGCCCTGCGGGGCTTCGTATTTGAGGAACTGGCCCTCGGTTTTGGTCATGGTCGGCATTGCTGCGCTCCTTTACGACTTGATGATGGAATCGACCGCCGACAGCAGGGCATTCATGCGCTGCTGCTCGCCATCGGGCTTGCCTGCGGCGGCTTTGCCAAGGCTGGTCGAGGCAAACAGCGCCGCGTCACGCGCGGGCTTGGCGACTGCCTTCAGATCGGCGGCGAAGGCGGCAAAGGCCGCGTCGCTCATCTCGATATACGGCTTGTCATCCGCCGGAACGTCACGGCCAACGGCCTCAAACAGCGCGGACAGATCGGCGCGGCGGCGCTCGACGCGCGCGGCCTCGATCTGCGCCTCCAGCTCCGCAATGCGGGCCTTCAGGGCATCGACTTCTTCCATATTTCGTTTCTCCTTTGAGGTGGCAGCTGCTGCGGCTGAAAAGGCTTGCGCCTGGGTGTTCGGGTCAGCCCCAACCGGAACAAATGACACCTCCCGAACGGTGGCGTCTTCGAAGATG